CTTAGAAGCCCCTTAGAGACCTTTGGAGACCCTTTTAGAGACCTTTAGAATACCATAAAAATAAGGAAAGAAAATACTCCCGACTAATGATAGATATAACTCGGAAAAGCAAGAGTTATAACTCAACGGACCCTGCTACTGACATCTGGAAGCGGGGTATCTGAATGCCCCCCGCCGATGTCAACCCCTAAAAGTAGACCGGGGGGTTATCTTAGGGATAACTTAGGATAGCTTAAGGGTAATAGTTATTGTTGTCTATGTATAATCATAATACCTTAAAGGGATAGCTTAAAGGGGTTATTATTATTATTGTTGTTTTATGTAATCATAATAAAGGGGTATACTAAAGGTATATTCTAAAGGGATAGCTTAAAGAGAGAGAGAAAAGTCTTAGAACCTAAAAAACAACAAAAAGGATAGGTGCTATGCTTGTTCATTACCTAGATGTTTTACCTTTTCTTATGGCTACAGGGATAGTTTTACTAGGCCCTACGAGATTGGCCAAAAAGTCTCACCTCAAGTTTATTATTATAATAACTACCATCATTTTTATGGTGGCTCAAAGTAGCTGGTTCTCCTCTTACCTCTCAGGAGATGAGTGGGGAAGAGACTTTGCAAACCTTATATGGTTCTTGTTTAACACACTAACACTAGGAATATTTTCATGGGTATTGTGGACCTCGGAGTAAAGGTTGGCTCCTTAATAGGCGATGTGAACCCCTTGTCGAAACAAGAAAAGAAGATCCACGATAAGTATGCTTATTATGGACGTAGTCTAGAACAGGGTTCTGGCTTAGCCTTCTGGTTTATTGCCGTAACCTTCATTGTTGGACCCGTTTACTTCCCCCAACCGGAATACCTTGGACTCAACCTTTATCTTTGGTCTTGGTTGCTTTTTGTTGTGGGGTTTGGTCAGGTTGCTTATCACGGCTTTTTCCAAAGACAACTGTTTTCTTTTGCTGCTACCGTGTTGTGGCTGACACTAGCCATAACAAGTTATCTTTATGCCGGTGGTTGGAACGTGTTTACTGCTGTAGCCTTGCCCTACTCTTTAACTAGCTTTTACTTGCACTCTTGTGTCAGTACTTTAAGGGCGTTCTATGATGATACTGGAAACACTAAATGAATACTTCCCTCCAGCAATCGCTCTTATTATTCTCTTGGTGGGCTCTGGCTTTCTAGGACTTTTCAGGGCGCTGGCTATCAGGAAACAAGCTAACGACGATACTATAGCGTCCTTGCAGAGACAGGTTAAGGTGCTGGAACAGGAGCTGGAGGTTTACAGGAAACTACTTGATAAATAACTTTATAAAAGTTTTACAGAACAATATGATAGAGTATAAAAAGAGACCGTTCTGGTCTTATTTAACAAATGAAATACTAACTACAGAACATTCTAGTATGAAAGGAGTAAGTCATGCCAGTAGATAACCGTAAAGATAAACGGGGAGGCGCTCGTGAAGGTGCTGGGCGTCCTAAAGGTTCTAAGAATATTTGCTCTAAAGATTCTGTAAAGAAGCTTGAAGAACTCGGCTTTGACCCTATCGAGATGATGGTAAAGAAGTATAACGAGATTCAGACCATGTTACAGTCAGGGGATATCCGTGTAGGCTCTGGTGCTTATGCTCAGTTAATGGCTACACAAGGTACTCTCATTAACAACCTTATGCAGTACAGCTACAAGAAGGTTCCTGAGAAGATTGAGCAGGAGATTACAGAGAAGAAACCTCTTGCTGTTAAGCTTAGCTTTAAAGATGATACTAAAGATGCCAAAGAAAAAGAATAACCTATACGACAACATTAGGGCTAAGCGTAAACGTATTAAAGCTGGCTCTGGTGAACGTATGAAACGTCCCGGTCAAAAGGGTCGTCCAACCGCTGCTACTTTTAGGAGAGCAGCTAAAACAGCAAGAAGGAGATAACTATGCCTAAAGGAAAAGGAACTTACGGTTCTAAGGTAGGAAGACCCCCCAAGAAAAAGGGTAAGGGTAAGTAATATGGCTAAAGATCCCAGACTAACCCGTGCTGGTGTCTCTGGGTATAACAAGCCTAAGAGGACCCCCGGCCACCCTACTAAGTCTCACATTGTTGTGGCCAAGGTAGGTGATCAGATTAAGACTATACGCTTTGGTGCTCAAGGCGCTAAGACTGCAGGGAGTAATCCTAAGTCGGCTAAGATGAAGGCTAAACGTAAGGCTTACTATGCTCGCCATAACGCTCAAGATCCTAACCCGAGCAAACTCTCTGCTCGTTACTGGTCTCACAAAGTAAAATGGTAAACTGTTTATACTTTCTGCTGGCCCTCTATGTTATACACTGTTTTGTAATGGGTGTAGTAGGGGACTACACAGGAGACCCAAAGAATAGTTTTGAGGAGTATCTGATTCTGTTACAGGTAAGTATTATAGGAATGGTATTATGGAAATTACGCTTCATGAGGGACAGAGTGAAGTAATAAATGATCTGTTTATAGAGAAGACAAAACGCTATGGTGTTGTTAATGCCAGCAGGGGGTTTGGCAAAAGTTACCTAGCAGCGGTTTCTGCTATGATAGCAGTACAGGAGCTTATGGAGCTTCCTGCTGATGTCCCTAACAAGAACGTTGCCGTTATTGCTCCTACTTTTTCGCAAGCGGTAGATATTTACTTTCCCCTGATTGCTTGGCAGTTGGGCATGGAGGAGTATGCTGATAAGTCATCTAAGGCCAACGGCACCTTTTGGTTCCCTAATAACGTTATGTTAAGGATCTGGTCCTATGAAGCTTCCGAGAGGATGCGAGGAACAGGTCAGTACTTTGTTGTGGCTGACGAGGTTACTTCTTGGAAGGGTGCTGGTATGAATCTTAAGGAGTCTTGGGAGTCTATTATCCAGCCTTGTGTAGCAACCCGCTGGTCCCCTCAGAATGCTAGGAAGTGGAAAGCCAACTCTGGTAGAGCGCTTATTATTAGCACTCCTAGAGGCTATGATTATTTTTATGAGATGTATAACCGTCAAGATGTGGACAATGACTGGAAGTCTTACACTTTCAACTACACAGACTCCCCCTATCTTGACGAGGAGGAAATTAACAGGGTTAAGTTAACACTAGACCCTTTGAAATTCGCTAGAGAGTATGAGGCTTCTTTTGAAGACTCTGGTACTAATGTCTTCTATACGTTTAACCGTAAGGAACACATCGACAGTAGCCTTCCCCAGTTTGAGGAAGGTGAAGATGTCCATATTGCTATCGATTTTAACGTCGGTATCATGGCTTCTGTGTTCTTCGCTATAAGAGGCAATCAAGTACATATTCTAGACGAAATGCAGGGCCACCCTGACACAGAGACTCTTGCCAAGGCCATCGTAGACAAATACAAGGGCCACCGCATTATCTCTTACCCAGACCCTGCTGGTAAGGCTCGTAAGACCTCTGCAGCTGTAGGTACAACAGACTTCTCTATTCTACAGTCCCACAGGATCATTACTAGAGCCCACAACAAGGCACCTCCGATCGTAGACTCGGTAGCTGCTGTGAACAAGAAGTTCAAAAACGCCAATGGGGATGTTGATATGCTTATCCATCCTCGGTGTGTAAACACAATCAAATCTATTGAAAGAACCCAATGGACCGAGACTAATCCAGACTCCGCTACTATCGACAAGAAAGAAGGCGTAGAGCATTGGACAGACGCTCTCAGGTATGCTATAGAATACCTTTACCCTGTCAGGGCGGGTACCAAGGGGGTCTCAAGAGGGTTTGGTTTCTAAACTCTATAAAAGGAATACTACAATGGCATTTAATTTTTCCAGTGCCCGGAAGGCTGCTTTAGAAAAAGCTCGTAAAGCCTCTGCCCTCGCTCGTAGGGCTAAAAAGGGAGTCACTAAGTCTGTTAAGGGCGCTATTACTAGGGCTTCTATGACTAAACTAGGTCGTAAGGCAACCGTCGCTTCGGCTCGTATTGCTACCCGAGCAAGGTCACTTAAAAGTGTAGGTAAGTATCGTGCCTCTCAGGCCCTTAAGGGTGCCGCTACTAAAGCTCGTACTGCAAAAGCATCAGGTTCTAAGGCTCTTAAGGGCGCTGTTACTAGGGCTTCTATGACCAAGCTAGGTCGTAAAGTAGGCACCATTAAGCAGCGTACTACCTCCTCAGCACAGGCATTTGTTGGACGTACAAAGAGTCGAGCCAAGTATCGTCTTAAGGGTGCCGTTAGTAAAGCTGTTAGTGCAAAAGCATCAGCCCCTCAGGCTCTTAAGAATGCGAAAGCATCAGCCTCTCAGGCTCTTAAGAATGCAAAAGCATCAGGTTCTGAGGCTCTTAAGGGTGCCGTTAGTAAAGCTGTTAGTGCAAAAGCATCAGCCCCTCAGGCTCTTAAGAATGCGAAAGCATCAGGTTCTAAGGCTCTTAAGAATGCCCAGAATCGTATCAGGCGCAACGTAAGGTCACTTAAGAGTACCAAGATGGGCCGTCGAGCAATGAAAACTGCAGACCGGCTTAATCGGCGGTTTATTAAGCCTCGGAAAAAGAAAAAGTAAGTAACTAAAGGGGTCCTCTCCGGAGGGCTCCTACACCCTTTGAGTAATTATTAGGGAGTATTATGGCAAACAAAGTAACACTACTAACCGACCCTGCTGGTAATTACTCAGGGGGTTACAATTTTAATAGTTACGCCAACACTAGTTTGGTAATAAAACAATAAGAGGCTTCCCACAAAGGGGGGCTTCCTCTACAACCAAAACCTGCCCATCTGAGGATCGGCAAAGGAGGCTACTATGCCAAGAACAAGAATAAACTCTCGGTCAAAAGACCTTATTAAGGACAACGGTTCTGTACTTATCTCAGTGGTAGATGGAGAACAGATCCAACTCGACGTAACTCTCAACTGGCTAACAAGTCTAGCAGGGTACACTATGGTATCCAAGGTTGTTGAGGCTGATATGGTTGGAGCTACTAACTCTGACGGGTATCCTGTTGATGTCCGTACAGGGGGTGTTGTTACCAACCTTACAATTATCGATGCTGACGATACAGACAATACCTTCAAGATCGTTATCCCTCAGACCCTAGCAAACTCTTGGGCAACTGCCCCTTCTCCTGAGTCTCCCTCTTATGGTTGGATTGATCTAGAGGTAGCAGACACCGGGTCCGGCACCTCTCAGCTTATCTGGAAGCCCTTTCGGGGTTTAGTAGAGGTCCTTTACAGCCCTTCCGAAGAGGTATAAGATGAGTTATACAGTAAGCCTAGGTCAGAACGCTCTTACAGTAGACATGACCCAAAGCGCCCTACAGGTTTCTCTTTCTCGGACGGGTGGTCAGGGTTCTCAAGGGACTGCGGGAGAAGACGGTAACTCCGTAGACGTTGGTACAAACGCTACCGCCTACGCCACTGATGCAAACAACGTTGGTAACGTCTTCTATGACACCTCCAACAACACTATTTATAAAGTTACCGCAGTTAGCACTCTTGAAAACCTAGGGTCCTTTGGTAACTTTAATGTTTCACAGCTTGGTGACGTAGATGTTACCGGTCTAGCTGATAACTATATTCTTCAGTACAACTCTGGAACCTCTACTTGGGAAGTACAGCCTAACACTGGTGGTGTAGGTATTACAAACATTGTAGAAGACACAACACCACAACTAGGCGGGACTCTAGACGCCAATCTCAACAACATTGACATGGGGACTAACGTCATTACTGATCCCAAGGTTGGTCAGTGGGATACCGCCTTTAGCTGGGGTGACCACTCTGGGGCAGGGTACCTAACCGATATCACCGGTGAGGCTCTTGGTAATCTTTCTGATGTAGACCTCGCTGGGCTAACTAACGGGTTTATTCTTGAGTACAATAGCGTCTCAGGTAACTGGGAAGCAGTTGCTAATACTAGCACCGTTGCAGGGCTTTCTGATGTGACCATCACAAGTGTAGCTTCAGGAGAGGTCCTCAAGTGGAGCGGTTCTGCTTGGGTTAACAATACTCTTGCTGAAGCCGATATTCAGGCTGCTTCTAATACTGTTGCAGATGCTCGTGGCGCTATCTCTGTCACAGACGATGG